CGCTCCCGCCGGAAAACCAGTCGTGGAAAGTTTTAGTGTGCCATCTTTTCAATGACAGTTAAAACCGCAAAATGCCCACAATTGATCAGCTGCCTTCATGACCATGGTTAATCTGTTAAAGATTCAACATGAGCGTGATCCGCATTACTAGACGAATCAACTTCATGCTCCACGCATCCGAGTAGGACACGTGAACCGTGCAAGGATATTCCTATCACGCGTTCAGAGAATGGTTCATGCGATTTTCGCATGGCCATTTCGGCAAGTTTAACGAAATAAGCGACATCGTCGCCATCGTCAACTTTACGTGATAACGGTTTTGATAAAACCGTGCAGAACCTACCTAGCCACAATTGATACTCTTTAGACCATCTTCTACTAGCATGGAAGTTAGTAGGATAAGGTGAATACAACTGAGGCGACTTAGTCATCGTACTTGTAAAGTACGGGCTCCTTGGGAGGAGCATACCCAAAAGGTATGATCTAAGCAAGTGTAGGCCCCGTTCAGCGCAAATATTGCAAGCTGAACACATGGCAGAATAGACCTCTGGGGACAACTGTTTATCATTATAGGCTCCAAGCCTATAATAAACTGAAGACACATCAATGCCCTCATAATAGTCACCACCGCAGGACTCACGAAAAGGCCCATCCGTAAAGGATTTGGACCTATTTACGGTGAAACCTATGCTCTCAAGAGCTAGTATCACATCGTGCGTAAGTTCTGAAGCTACTATTAAGTCATCACCAAATACAGAGAAATTGGGCTTAACCCGATTTCCTGTACGGCACCACTTTTGTGTCACATATTCGATAACCGCAGCGAAAATTAAGCATTCCACTGGGAAGCATAATGCTGAACCCATGGGTGCAAATTTTCTAAGTACGATTATTTCTCCGGTAGGCAACTTGGTCTTTTTGGACCTAGTTGCGTACAACCACTTCAAAAGTGGTGTGCCGGCGAATACAGCCTTGACAAGGTCCCAGGACACGCTATCACTAGCGGCTTTGAGGTCGATTGTACTCAAAGAGTTATCAATCGAACCTTGTTTAGCCATTTGTTGATTTTGTGTCTGGTCCCTAAGCTTAATACGACGACTCAAGTATGAGTGGTCCTCAATGAATGAGTATAACTTTTTCATTACTCCCTGTTGGAAGTACTGTAAAGTTACAGGCTCCATTGATATTGTACGAAGCTTAGAAAATGTCTTAGGAACGAATATTGTGCGTGAAACACGCGTTAATTCGCCCTTACAACCACAAGGAAAGAATTCATACCAGCAAGGACCTAAAACTATCTTTAGATAGAGGTCAATCTGGAGATTCTTATACTTATCGTATAAGGTTAACTTTCCTTCGGCGACACTACCGTTTCCATGTTGAGGAATCAAATCATGGAGATTTAACTCTCTCAACCAGCACCTCATGATCTGGTTTAAACCAGACACGAGTTCACTGGCGTCTTCAAGACGAATGGAGTCCAACAGAGTTTCAGTATCCAGGTAAGCGAGAATAGCTTGCTCCTCAAGACCAGTGGTCCTAAGGTCAAGTTTCTTCCCATACCTGAAGAATGATAAAATCTGTTGTAGGCTCACAGCTTTAACATCTGGGCACTCAAAGAGCGCAACAAGAAAAAGACTAGCTGGCGCTAACAAGCGCGACAGTAGTATTTCAGGCACAGGATGTTGCTTCAACAACTGACCTTTAAAGTCATTGTACGAAGAAACGTTGATCCCGATTAGGAGATCAGCCGCATCCTGACAGATATTAAGGACATCCGATAAGTCAAGCAATGTAACCGCTTCTACAAAATTATGTAGTCGCGCTTTCATTGATTGCTCTGGAATGTCGCACTGTGACAACACGTCACTCGCGAGGTAAAACCAAGCAGTTAGAAACTGAGTAATCAACCGATTACCCTCTTCATCTGCCGGGACTCCCCCTACATGGTGTTGAGTATTCAATGCCTGAGACATGTGAGACAAAGATGATCGAAAATCATTTCTGGATTCCATGATAAACCTCGTACTGGAGAGTCCCTCATAGATAATAGTGGGTACTAAACCTCTGGTGGTGTTACGGCACCTTTCATCAACTCGGCAAGCCTAGTTGTTGTGGTGACGTTATCATTGTACAAGCTACTCAATAATCTCTTCAAAACTGTCTCAATGACAGATGCAGTAATTAATGAGTCGTTTGGAGCTTTGATTACGATATGGGCGGATATGGGTAAGTCATAGGTAGCACCCGTGACTGACTCAGTAACCCTCCCAACTTCAGTAATCTGTGAGACAAGACTAAACCCCTTAGTAGAAGGCGCCTGATTGACGGCTTCTATCCCGGAGTTTGCATAAATATTCTTTACTTCCGAATAAGCGATCCTGATATTCTCAGGGCGGTCATTCGCAGCAGTGATATTTGTGATCTTGGACTCACCAGAAGTTCTTTCTTTCTCTGCAAAGTCGACGCCATAATTTGTATTGGCGCGAACAAAATTCAGAGTAGCAGGACTTCCAAAAGCAGTATCAGTATAACTGAAACTCAATGATTTAGACATAACGTTCTCTCCAGTCTGCAACGATGTTGCGGCTGTGCGGATTTAAAGCCCGCACCCTATCTACCCAGATAGGCGGAATGGGACCACTGTCTTAATGACGAGTGATCAGTAATGCTGATGCTTCCAACCAGTGGTTAGAAGGATCGGTGAACCTCAGCTCAAAAGGCTGAACAGGAATCTGAGATGAAACGAGACGCGTATACAAACTGAGAATGACGGATGATCCGTCACAACCAGTCTTGTATAGAGAGGCTGGCAGTGTAACACTAACCTTTCGGGAAGTGATACATTGGTCAATGGTGTACAGATTTGGAAAGGAATGGGATCGAACCCATTTCATCAAATCTGCGGTATTGACAAACCAGTCAACTACAAAACTATATGGGATTAATTCCCATATATTAGTCGCGTCTATACCAATGTCAAGCGAAAGCATGACAAGGTACAGATCTTCCAGCATACTCTCTGGCTGGATTGATGTCCTGAGACGGATCCTAGCATTGCTCTTACAAGTGACTGGATAGTCTTTGTAAGTAAGGGTGGTATCATATGCAGTACCATACTGCACATGCGGTTTAGAAAAATCCATTGCAATTTCATGCAATGACTTCCCCCGTAGCGGCGCTAAAGAACGAATGAGTTCTAGCGTGTCGCCAAACTGAGGAGCTATACCGTACGACCACCATAGGAAGAGTTCACCCCACATAACTGGATTTGCCAGTTTTGCAAATTTTCGCAGGGGAGGCACAAGTTGTCTCCAGTGATATGAATCACGGAGATATGCCGCCCATTGAAACTTTAGGTACTGCATTGACGTGACTGCATTGTAGCAGGCGAGCCATTGCGAATTACCTAGGGGGAGATCTTGCAACGCGTTTAGATCGGATTGAATCCGACCCAAAACGTCGTCGCCAATGCTAGTGAGCGCAAGCTCAGAAGAGATTGAAGCTAAAGACTTGGGTGCGGTGTACGCAGTGAAGGATAACCCACTATTGGTGTTACTAACACCAAAGGGAGTTGTCACTCCATTGATACACAACACGCCCCCGCAAGAACCTTGACGATAATGAGCGCCCTTATCGGACGCATTTCTCGTCATGTGCTTACGGTTGCCGGTAATTCTGCTAGTCCACGTGAAATAATTTAGTGAGTTTTTGCTCACATACCACGTGATTTCATAGCTACCGGACTTTTCTTTAACTTCCATTGTCCCAACCGACAAACCATCAGGAGCATAGAACTTCTTTAAGAAGTGATGCTTCTTCTGGATTGAGGACACTGCGTACGAAGTACCGAATGTAGCATAGACCCTTTCCTTGTTAGGATTAGGATCATTGCCAACCCGATAACACGTATCGTAGGTCAAATCTAACGATGGCATAGAACTACCAAGTGTACTATGTACAACTGGTGGAACTATCCATCC